TTAGAATTCTGTGTGAAAATAAGGAATCTCCGTTTTCACACAGAATTCTAAAAACGAAGTTTCAAAACAGCCTTTTTCCCTCGTAAAAAACGATTCAAAACTGGTTTCTTTTCAATAATATCAAACGTTTCACGCATTGTTTCATAATCTCACTAATACGAATTTCTTCCCTCATAAACAGCACAAAACCTGGTTTCTCAAACAACAGATTTTGTGCTATAATATTGTTAGGGACTTTTCTCTTAAACTAAAATGTAACGCAAAGGAGGTTGACGAATGCCAGCGCCAAAACCTATCATGGTAAAAGATTTGCGAACACAGCAAACAAGAGCTTTCAAATCGCAAACAGAAGCAGACAAATTTTATGGTAAAAAATCAGGTTACTTCAAAGACATCAAAACTAAACTAGGTGGTAAGAATCGCCACTATGAAATTATTGAAGTTGTATAAGGAGGTGAAAAATAATGGGTAGACCAAGAAAGTTAATCAATGCCCAAGTTGGCAACCTTACACAAGAGCAACAACACCAACGCCAAAAGGAAGAAGAAAAGTTATATAATTACGAACCTTTAGACTTTTCATATTATCCAGCTGGGTTGTTGCAACAAGCTTATCATGAGTGGGAACGTATCTCACACTTTATTGGTGACCTACCAATTTCAGAACTTGACCAACAAGCAATGGTTAGGTATTGTAATTATAGTTACCTATATTCAGAAATGGCTGAACAAGTTGCATATGAAGGACCTTTGACAGAAGACGGAAAGCTAAACCCTAAAGTAACGGCTATGAACTCTTACTCAAAGGAACTAAAAAGCGCAACAAATGACTTAGGTTTAACTATCAATTCAAGATTAAAACTGGTAGCACCAAAAGAAGTAGAGGACGAAACCAAAGACCCCCTAGGTCAATTGCTTAAAATGCGCGCACAAGGTTAACATTTTGTGTTATAATGTATTTACGGAAAACGCCTTCCAGATGATTTGTAGATTAGAATAATATTGGGTAGTATTATTCAGGCGCAACTACGGCAATAGTTGCGGACATGTTAGTAACATGTTAGTAAATAGATGTGAGGGTCTATTTACAAGGAAACGCTCTTACCTCCTTAACCAAGTGAGCAAAACTCTATTAAGTGTTGTGAGGTAGTCCGTATGTGGAAGGTCCGCCAACCACATAGCAACACTTAATCATTTAAGAAGGGTTGCAGTGCGACCAATTGACTTAGACTAGTTATCGCCTTATGGGAATAACTACCTAAGTCTTTTTATTTACACACAGAAACTATTTTTTATGTTATAATGTATATAACGAGATTAAGTTTCAATCATGTTGACTTAGGTAAGTTTGTTATCCCCTTTGGATAAACTCATGACCTAAGTCTTTTTATTTGTGCTATAATAGAAATAAGGAGGTATACATATGAGTAATATAGATTATGTTCAAGAATATATTGACTATATACGAATTAACAATATACCAATAGGTAATAAAATCAAGCAAGCAATTAGACGACATGAAAAGGACCTAGAAAAATCAAAAGACCCAGCTTATCCATACTATTACGACCCAAGCGAAACATATGAACCAGTCGCATTTATTGAAATGTTACCAGACCCAAAAAGTAAAAAGACAAATAAACTAGCTAAGTTCCAGAAGTTTATTGTAGCATTAATCTATGGTTGGCGCAAAAAGAGTAATAAAATGCGTAGATTCAGAAAAGTATATATCAGTTTAGCACGTAAAAATGGTAAATCAATCCTGGTTGCTGGTATTTCATTGTATGAGTTCATCTTAGGACAATATCCAAAAGCTTCAAGACAGATTGTAGCTGGCGCAAATACTAAAGAACAAGCTGGAATTGTATTCCGTATGTTAAAATCACAGCTGAAAGCATTGAGAAATTCAAGTGATAGTGTGCGTAGAATTACTAAGGTAAACAAGTATGACATTGAACATTTAGAAGATGAATCAACTGTTAAACCTTTAGCAAGTGACGCAGATAGTTTAGACGGACTAGACGTACTTTGCGGTGTATTAGATGAATACGGAGAAGCAAAAAGTACAGCATTAATTGAGGTATTAGAAAGTTCACAGTCACAACAACCACAAGGTTTAATTTTGATTATTAGTACAACAACTAAAAATCTTAATGGACCAATGCACAGCATAGAATATCCATTTATAACTAAACTATTAAATGAAGAGGTTGAAGCAGACGCATACCTTGCTTTGTGTTGGGAAATGGATTCAATCGCAGAAGTTGACGACCAAGCCAATTGGATAAAATCAAACCCACTGTTTGAGAATACACAATTGTATGAAACCATGTACGAACATAAGGTTAATTCATTGGCAGAGTATAAGGCAAAAGGTGACATGAGTGGTTGGCTAACTAAAGAAATGAACTTCTGGGTACAAGCTTCACAAGATAGTTTCATGGATAAAGAAAGCTGGGACGCAATCAAAGCAACAAAAGAATATGATATTAGAAAACGTCCTGTATTTATTGGAATGGACTTATCACGCACAAAAGATATAACGGCGGTTAGCTGGATTATACCAATTGCAGAAGAAGAGAAATTACTCGTAGATACACATGGTTTCATTTCATCAATTGGAGGTATTGAAAAGAAAATTCAAGAGGACAAAATACCATATCGCCAATATGAGAATGAAGGTATCGTTTCAATTAGTAAGTTAGAATCAGGATTGATTGACCATGCGGACATGTGCGACTGGATAGTTGATTTTGTTGAAACATATGATTTGGACCTACAAGGTATTTTCTATGATGGACACCAAGCGTCACAATCAGTCTTGCGATTAGCGGAAGTTTTCGGCGAACGGTATCTAATTGAAGTACCGCAACGCATACAGTATTTAAACGCCCCCACAAAGTATCTAAGGGACGCAATATACAAAGGTGATATAATACATCAAAACAACCCACTACTCAATACAGCGATATATAATGCGTATATGAAAGAGTTTGCTGACAACATAGCAATTGAAAAGAAAATGAATCGCAACAAGATTGATTCATTGGACGCTTTAATAAATGCAATGAGTGAAGCAATGTATTATGACTTTGGATATTCAAGTTTTGAAAACATGTTAGAACAAGGTACATTTGGCTTTGGGGTATAGAGTGGCTAAACACCACTCTTTTTTTATATGTTTTGTGTTAAAATAAGGTGTATAGGAGGGTTTAATATGAAAAATCCAGTAATTTATGTAGTGCTATTTTACGTTTTAGGAGTATTAGCACTTGTAACAAGCATGTTTTTTGTTAGTATCGTAGCTGGTTTAGTAGCATTAGGAGTATCATTATTAGTACCAGCAGTAGTATTATACCTAGAATTGAAAGAAGGTGAATAGTTAAATGGGCGTATTTATTGCACCACAGACTAGCGCAGAGAAGAATTTTATTGATTATATTGAAAGTGGAATGGATAACGTAGGATATTTGACAGGTGAACGAGCATTACAAAATTCAGACGTGTTCACAGGTGTAAATATCATTGGTGGTGATATTGGTAAATCACTATTCAGAAAAGTTCCAGATGAACACGCAGACCAAAGTTTTTTACAACTAATCAACAAGCGACCACATGAAAAACAAAGTCATTATACATTCATGTATGCAACAGTTGCACAGCTAATTCTTTATGGTAACTCATACGCAATCATTCACAGAGAAAAAGAGAATGATTATAACTCACCAATTAAGTCATTAGAGTTTGTAACAGCAGACCAAGTGAACCTAATTCAAGATATGACAACAGGTGAATGGCGCTATGATGTAACGTTAGATTATGGTAACCACATGTTAAAATGTGAACCACGTGACATTTTACACTTTAGAATTTCAGTTGTAGATGGTTTCATTGGTCGCAGTCCTTTATTGTCTTTACGTGACGAAATCGGAATGCAAACAAACGGCAACAAGATTTTATCCAAGTTCTTTGCTAATGGTGTTTTCGGTGGCGGAATCTTAAAACTTAATAAAGGTTATGTAGACAACGCAACCAAAAAGAAAATTCGTGAAGATTTTGAAAGAGCTAACGGAGGAAGCACAAACAGTAATGGTGTTATCGTTTTAGATGAAGCAACAGACTTCACAGAGTACAAAATGAACACTGATATTTTGAAATTGATTCAATCAAATAAATTCAGTACGCAACAAATTGCAAAAGTTTTAGGTATTCCATTAAACCGCTTTGGTATGGAATTAGTAAACTCAACTGATAGCGGACAAAATGACATCTACATTGCTTCAACAATTAGTCAATATGAATCCGCAATTTGTGACGAAATCGCAATTAAAACAGGTAATGTTTTAGAAATGGACTTTTCAAGTCTAATGAACGATACATTAGATGACAGACGCAAACAATTATTTAGTGGAAAAGCAAGTAAAGAAATACTATCAACTATCAAAGAAAACGAAGTTCGTGCATATTATGGGTATGAACCGTTAGAAGATGGCGAAACAACAGTTAAAACAGAGAACACAGAAAAGGAAGTGTACGAGAATGAAACAGACGCAACTGGAAATTAGACAACTGCATGAGTTTGTTAATGACAACAATGTTGTTGAAGGTTACGCATTAAAATTCAATAAACCATCAAAGGACCTAGGTGGTTTTATTGAAACTATTGACGCAAGAGCATTGGACGGCGTTAATATGGAAGATGTAAAATTATTTTTAAATCATGATTCAGGCAACTTACTTGGAAGAACAAAGAGTGGTACACTTCAATTATCAGTTGATGAAGTGGGTTTGAAATTCCGTTGTGAGTTACCAAATACAACACTTGGAAATGATGTTATGGAACTTGTAAAACGTGGTGACCTTAGTCAGTGTTCATTTGGCTTTACGGTTGCGGAAGATGAATGGGAACGGAGAGACGGAAAACCTGTTAGAACTATCAAAAAAATCAATACACTGGCTGAAATCTCACTGGTTTCAATTCCAGCATACGACGACACAGATGTTGCAGTGGCTAAACGCTCACTTGAAAACATGGAAGTAAACGAAATGGAAAAACGCAAACTAGAATTACAGTTACGACTAGCAACCTTGTAAGAGTGACGCCCACAACTCACCTTGTTCATGATATACTATCTTTAGTAAGAAAATAATATGTAAAGGAGTTTACAGCATGAACAAGGCAGAGTTAGAAGCGCAAGCAAAATCTTTGTTAGCAGAAGGTAAACTTGACGAAGCTAAAAAAGTTATCGAACAGTTAGAAGCTTTGAAAGATGAAACACCAGCTGAAAACGAAGAACGTGCAGAAGATAAAGCAGAAGCACCTAAAGACGAAGTCAAAAAGGAAGAGTCTAAAGAAGAACCAAAGGATGAACCTAAAGACGAAGTCAAAGACGAACCAAAGGAAGAACCAAAAAAAGAAGAACGTTCAATTGAGAACGCAAAAGGAGAAGATATTGACATGGAGAAAGTAAAAATCAATGGTAAAGAGTTAGCAGAGCCAGTAACAGAACAACGTGCGTTTTTAGACTACGTAACTTCAAAATCAACTAGCGTAAAATCATTTAACGAAACACGTGCGGTTGATGACGGACAAGTTAAATCAACAGACGCAGAAGCAATTATCCCAGAAGATATTATCACAAAAGCACGTAAATTACCAGACACAGTTGTTGACTTACGTAATAAAGTGAACAGCATCAAAGTTAAAACATCTGGCGGTAAATACCCAATCTTGAAATCAACTACTGCAAAAATGGTAACAGTTGAAGAGTTGGCAAAAAACCCAGCATTGGCAAAACCTGAATTTGAAGAAGTTCCTTACAACGTATCAACTTACCGTGGTCAAATTGTTGTATCACAAGAATCATTAGATGATTCAGCGGACGACTTAGCTGGAATTATTGCTGATTCAGTACAACGTCAAGGCTTAAACACAACTAACTTTGTTTTAGCTAACTTGTTAAAAACAGCTACAGCAGTACCAGCAACTTCATTAGATGACATCAAAACACAGATTAACACTGGTTTCGACCCAGCTTACGGTTTAGAATTAATTGTTACTCAATCATTCTACAACGCAGTTGACATCATGAAAGACGGTGACGGACGTTACTTATTACAAACAGATATTACAGCACAGTCTGGTAAATCATTGTTTGGTGTTCCAGTAACAGTGTTGAAAGATGAAATGTTAGGTAACAAAGGTAACAAAGGTGATAAAGTGGCATTCTTAGGCGACCCAGTAGCATTTGCAACATTCTTCAATCGTGCTGAAACCACTGCTCGTTGGATTGACCATGAAATTTACGGTCAATACTTAGCAATCTTCATGCGTTTTGATGCTAAAGTAGTAGACCCAGCGGCTGGAAAATTCATTACATTAACACCTGCTCCCTAGTACACCACCTGTGGTAGGACAGGTGACACCAGCAGATACAAGTGTATCAATTGAATTATCGTAAACACTAAGAGGTGGGGCATACGCCTTACCTCTTTTTAAAATATAAAAGGAGAGTGTAAATTATGGCTAAAGTATTTAACGTATACAAGAAAACAGGTGAAAAGATTGTGAGTGAACAACCATCACCAGTAACAATCACTGGTTTAACAGCAGAAACACCATATAGTAAAGGTGATTTTCAAGTAACAGCTATTGAAGATGGTAAGCCAGAATCTAGCAAAGTAGATGTACCAGCATTCACTACAACCGCAACAGCTGGATAATAAAAGAGGGCTTAGCCCTCTTTTTAACTAAGGAGGTATGATAATGTTAACATTAGAAGAGGTAAAAAACAATTTACGTTTAGACTATGATGCAGATGATGTTTATATTCAGACGTTAATTGATACAAGCTCAATGTTTATCTTAGGTGCTATTGAGGTTAAGACAGTTCCAAATGATGTACGCTTTAAGACTTGCCAGTTCATGTTGGTTTCTCTTTGGTATGAAAACCGTGTTCCAGCAACCAGCGCACTTCAACAAGATGTACCGTTCACTATTCAGGCATTTATTTGGCAATTAAGGGGGTTATCTGATGGCGATACCAACACAACATCTTAATCAGAAAATCACTATTCAAGAGAAAACCACAGCTAAAAACGATAAGTTTGAATGGGTAACAACGTGGGTTGACAAGGCAACTATATGGTGCAGTGTAAAACAACAGTATTTCAGAGATTTTAAAGAAACATATGGTACTGCATTAGAGGATACAACTAACTTTGTTGTGCGTTACGAACAGCGTTTCCAATTACAAAATGATATGCGTGTTGTATATAAAGGTGTTAACTATGAAATAGTATCAATTTTAGAAGGTAGCTACGACCGTGATTTTACAACATTAGTATGTAAGAGGGTTAAGAAATGAGTAAGCAGAATTATGCTGACTTTTCAGACGCATATAACGCACTTATAAAGATTGGTAAAAATGCAGATAGTATCACAGCAAAAGCACTGAACAAAGCTGGTGAAATAGGAGAGCAAGAACTTGCTAAACGCACCCCATATTGGAACGGTAAAAAGTACAGTAGAAAAGACCAGATGTACAAGCGTGAACATATGCAGAAAAATACAGCAATGACAAAAGCAAGTAAAGGTAAACATGAAGTGTTGATTGGATACAATGATGACGTGGCGTGGCGTGTTCACTTCACAGAATTAGGAACAATGACACAAAGACCACAACATTTCATTGAAAAGACTATCAAAGAGGTTCAAGACGAAATAGAAAAGGTAATTATAAAAGCAATGGAGGAGGCGTTTCTAAAATGACATTACCTATTTTACAAGTGGCACAGATACTTAATGAAGCACACCCAGAAGTCAACTGGTTTACTAACGAAGTACCAAATGAGTTTGTATCACTTCCTAAGTTGCCAGTAGGTAGAATCACAGAGCTAGACATGGACTATCACGCATATGCAAGTGCAGACCCAAATTATTACACAACCTATATCCAAGTTGATTTGTGGGTTGAAGATTTGACAATGATAGATAAATACTATCTAGCAATTGATAAGACAATGCGTGCTGATAACGTACAATGTTCATTTAGTACACAGACATATGAACCAGACCTAGAGGGAGCCAGTCGCATTGTGAAACGTTACGTAATCACACAAAGAGTTGTCTAAATCATAAAAATTATGATATACTGTATACATGAGGTGATTAAATGTATACAGTATATTTGCATATAAACAAAGAAAATAATAAAAAATACTTTGGTCAAACTATGCAGAAAGTAAACACTAGGTGGGGTAACGGTTCTACCTATCGTAGTTCACACAAGTTCTACAATGCAATTCAAAAATACGGATGGGATGGATTCAACCACTTTATAATAAGAGAAGGATTAACAAAAGATGAAGCTAACGAACTAGAAATGAAGTTAATAGAAAAATACAACACTACAGTTGATGGATATAATATAACAGCTGGTGGTAATGGTGTAATGCACAATAGACATCATACTGATACTACAAAAAATAATATATCAAAAAAGAGAAAAGAGCAAGTTTTTCCAGAAGAGTCAAAATTTAAAAAGATGGACACCATATATGGTTTTAAATTTAATGGGATTATATGTACAAATAACAACGGAGAGTCATTCTATTATAGAACAGTTAGAGAGTTCTGTGTAGAACACAATGGTGATAGTGGACATGTTAACAAAGTATTACGAGGTAAACGAAAAACACACAAGGGGTTCTCAATAACATTCGCATAACACACACAAGAGTATGATAGTATGCTATAATAACTATAGTAACAAAATAAACTATATTGAGGAGTGGTTATCATAGCTGTAGTAGGATTTAAAAAAGCAATCATTAGTGTACCTAAAGTAGGCGGAACTGGCGTTGATAAATACACAATTGATAAAAGCGGTGGCGGTACTATTGAAGCGTCAATTCAAGGAATTTCAGCAGAACAAACAACCGTTTATGCGTCAAACGTTCCAATTTGGGTATCAGCTAAAGGAGTTGGAGAGTTAACAGCTTCATTAAACGTATTTGACTTGTATAAAGACAACGTTTATGAGAAAATTTTAGGTATTGAACGTGGTGAAGATGGTATTGCAATCGTTGGTGAAAATACAGAAGCGCCTTACGTTTCAGCAGTATTTGTTGCAGACGGTGCAGACGGTAAAGAAATGTACTTTGGTTTAGTTAAAGGACGTTTCAGCCACCCAGAAATCGCATTGAATACAACAGAATCTGGTGGTACAGAACCAAATACAGAAACAATTGAAGGTTCATTTGTAACAGATTCACGTGGCTTTGCATACATGAGTGCTGTTTCAAGCGAAACATTAACACTTGATAAGTTTGTTGACAAAGTAAACAATATTAATACATTGCCCTAGTACACCACCTGTGGTAGGACAGGTGACACCAGCAGATACAAGTGTATCAATTGAATTGACTTAGAAGAGCGTAACAGCTCTTCTTTTTTATTTCACTGGTTTCACCAACACCCACAACCATTGCTTTTAATGCTATAATAACTATAGTAAATAAAATTATTTGGAGGAATAAACATGGCAAAACAAACAAAATCATTCAGTATTAACTTAATTATTGACGGAAAAAACCGCAAAATTACAAAAAAAGGTGTCAAAGTTAAGACAATGCGTAGTATTATGAAGTATTACCGTGATATGGAAAACGTACAAAAAGACATGGCTAATGGTGTAGAAGTTGACCAATTAGAATTATTAGATTCAATGATTGTCTTATTAGTTGAAATCTTTGAACACCCAGAAGTTACATTTGAAGCAATTGAAAACTCAATTGAATCTGATGACTTAGTAGACGTTTTAGAAAACATCTTAGGAACTATCATGGGGGTTGATGATTCAAAGGAAGCCTAGAGGACGGTGTAGAAGTTAACTGGGACGAATCTTTAGAATCACTAAATAAATTATATAATTCATACATGGAAGGTGGTTGGACCGTTAATGATGTTAGCGAAGCTGACTACCTTCTTTTATTGGAATTATTCAGTGATAATACTAAAGAGAAAAAAGAAGAGAAACAAGACCCATTAGCATTTTTTGGCACTGTCCTATCACCAACAGACCTAGCAAAAGCAAAAGGAGAGATTGAATAATGGCAGACAAAGTTATTGGTAATATGAAGTTTGGTATTGGTGTTGACGGTGTAGACCAGACCATTAATACATTAGACAAATTAAACAAGTCAATTAAACAACAAGAGTCCGCAATGAAAGCCAATTTATCAGTGTTTGATAAATCAGGACAAAGTATTGAGAAATTGCAACAAAAAGAAAAAGACTTGGCAACAGCTACGGACTTACAAGGTAAGAAAGTTGAATTACTAAGTAAGAAACGTCAAGACGCTATTGCAAAATATGGTGAAGAATCAAACCAAGTTAAAACACTAACAACACAGCTAAACAATGCTAGTGCCAAATACAACGGAATGCAAAAAGATTTGCAAAAAACTACAGCTGATGTTATCAAGTTTGAGAATGGTTTAGACAAACTAGGTCAAGAAATTAAAGATAACGCAAAAGACTTCCAAACACAAGCCAACGCAATGGATAAAGCTGGCGACAAAATGGGTGCTTTGGAAACAAAACAGGCTGGTTTAAAACGTCAATCAGACCTAACTAAACAGGCTATTGCTGGTCAAGAAAACGCAATCAAACAATTAACGCAAAAGTTTGGTAAAAATTCAACAGAAGTCAGCAAAGCTGAACAAGAGTTACAAGGATTCAAAAAGCAATTAAACAACACAGACAGCGAACTAGATTCAGTATCTAAAGGAATGCAAGAACTAGGTAAGTCAAGTGGTGAAACTAGTGAAGGTTTAGGATTAGCAAGTAAAGGACTACAAGGTTTAGTTGCTGGTGTTGGTATGGCGGTAGCTACTAAAGCAATTGATATGATTAGTGACGCTGTTACAGAAGTTGTTGAAAATATTAATGCTGGTATTGAAGCGGTTGACAAATTCAAAGGTGCGTTTGATTGGGACGCAGAAAGCGCCCAAGCCGTTTCAAGGTTAGCTAACCAATTAGTTGCAGAAGGCTATTCAGACGACATCAACGAAGTAGCAGAAGCAATGATACGTGTTCAAAATGTAATGGGTGCAGACGGCATGGACGACGACATGCTACAACGCATGACACGTAATGCAATTGCATTTTCTAAAAATACAGGCGCAGACGTAAACGAGACTATTCGTGGTATTGGTAAAATGATGACCAACTTTGGAATTGACGCAGACCACGCTTGGAACTTGATGGCACGTGGCGCACAAATGGGACTTGACCAAACAGACGAACTAGGCGATAACATGGCGGAATACTCACAGATTTTTGGTCAAGCTGGTTTCACAGCAGAACAAACATTTGACATGTTACAAAGTGGTCTAGATGGTGGAGCATACAACTTAGACAAAGTCAATGACTTAATCAAAGAAATGGCTATTTCATTAACAGATGGTCGTTTTGAGGACAACATAGGTATGTTCAGCGGTCAAACACAAGAACTGTTTAGACAATGGCAACAAGGTGGAGCAACACAAGCTGACGTTATCCGTTCAATGATTAGTGACTTTGGCGGTATGGAAAACCAATATGAAGCACTGAATAAAGCTGGTACAATCTGGTCCGCATTAGGTGAAGATAACAGCTTAAATGTTATCAAGTCATTAAACAATACATCAATGGCATATGACAACGTAGAAGGCGCACAAGATGCAATGAACAACGCAATGAGCAACACAACTGGAATGGACGCTTTTAAGTCCTCATTGAGGGCTGTTGGGAATGAAATAGGTATCTCCTTAAATCCAATGTTTGGTAAGGCGGCAGATGCTATTACAAACTTTACAGAAAAAATTCTACCAAAGATAGAGCCAGCATTAAAAAAAATGTGGGAGTATGCAGGTCCTATTCTTGAAAAACTAGGTGGATATTTAAGCACCAGTTTTGAGATTGCTAGCGATATTATGAGTACAGTTGTTAAATACGTTAGCGAGGAACTGATACCTATTCTAATGCCTAAGATTCAAGAACTTGGAGATAAGTTGGGTGGATTATTTGATAAGATAAGTAAGTTCTGGGATGAACATGGTGAAACCATATTATCTGGTCTTAGTTTCTGGCTAGAAAAACTAACACCACTGTTTGGATTAGCGATAGATGTTGTGGTTGGTTTTGTTGACTCTGCTATTGGTTTAGTAGATGGATTTTTCAATATTATTGAAGGCTTGACTGAGGTATTTGAAGGTATATTCAACGGAGATTGGAGCCGAATATGGGAAGGTATTAAAAAAATATTCTGGGGGGCTATTCAAGTTGTTTGGAACTGGATAAACCTATCATTCTTTGGTAAAATATTAAAAGGTGCAGGTAGCTTTGGAACCATATTTAAAGAAGGTATGTCTACAATGTGGGCTGCAGTCAAAGGTTTCTTTTCAAAAGGTATATCTGGTATAATTGATGATGTATGGCGCTGGTTTAGTAGGGTTACAGGTATTGGCGGTAACTTAAAAAGTGGACTTACAGGTACTATGAAAACCCTTTGGGGTGACATAAAAGGGGTATTTAGCCGTGGTATTGATACAATTATCAAGTGGTTCACTGGGTTACCAGAACGTTTAGGCGGTGCAATCAGCAGGGGTGCTGGTCATGTTACTGGTGCATTTAAAGGTATTTTCAATAAGGTATTAAGTGCAATTGGTGGTCCAGTAAATGGTATCATTGGCGGTGCTAACTGGGTGTTAGAAAAGTTTGGCGCACCTCAAATTCCTAAATGGGACGTACCACAATATGCAAGCGGTACTGACGGTCACATAGGCGGACCTATGGTAGTAAATGACGGTGGTGGCGCTGAAATGGTAATCGCACCAAACGGTCAAGCAATGATTCCAAAAGGTAGAAACGTTATGATGAATGCACCCGCTGGTACACAAGTGCTAAACGCCAAAGAAACATCAATGGTATTAGGACAAAAAGGGCGCATTCCATTCTACAAAAAGGGAACTGGTTTCATGGACGGCGTTCGCAACATGTGGGACAATACTAAGTCATTTGTTGGTAATGGTATTAACAAGGTAAAACAAACCATTGGTGATATTATGGACTGGGTAGGGAATCCGTTAGACTTAGCACGAAATGCAATTATGGGTGCAATGGACTTAGGTGGTCTAACACACGTAGCATTAGACATGGCAAAAGGTTTAGGAACAAAAGCAACAACTGCATTTGCTGAAAAGGTGAAAGCCTTATTCAAAAAGAAAGAAGAGGAAGAACGTGTTAGCGGTCCTGTAGATGGTAACTGGCGTGCATTAGTCATCAAAGCTTCCAAAGAAATGGGCGCAAATGCTAGTGAAAGTGAAATCAATGGTATCTTAGCACAGATTCAACGTGAATCGGGTGGTAATGAAAAGATTGTTCAAAGTTCAGCAGTATGGGACGTCAACACAGCAAGCGGAAACCCAGCACGTGGCTTACTTCAATATATCCCACAAACGTTTGACGCATACAAGGTGAAAGGACATGGTAACATTTATTCAGGTTATGACCAATTACTAGCATTCTTCAACAATACTAACTGGCGTCAAGACTTACCTTATGGTAAATCTGGTTGGGGTCCCTCTGGTGGACGCATTAGAGGTTATTATAATGGTGGTATTGCAAAAGGTCCACAAATTGCAAAACTTGCTGAAAATGGTTATCCAGAATTTATCATTCCAACTGAACCAGCTAAACGAGGAAGAGCAATGGCATTGCTTAACCAAGCTAAACAAGCATTGGGAGTGAAGGAAGAACGCAACACACCTAAGCAAGGAACATCAACAGACTTGGCAACAGTGGTTGCTTTAATGCAACAACAGAACGAATTATTACAAGCTATCTTAGCCAAAAATACAGATGTGTTATTGGACGGTAAGAAGCTTAACAAGGAACTTAACAACCTAAATAATACACAGCAACGGAACAACAGACGTAATTTAGGTTACATTTAAAACATTAAGGCAACCCCTTTACAAGGGTTGCCTTTTGTGTTATAATACTAGTATAGTAAATTATAAAGGAGAATGAAAATGGCACAAAATTATGACTTTTTGAGAAGCTTTACATTTGACGGTAAAGAAACAAGTCACCTATTTCAGATAGCAAAAGTAAATGTACCTTTTCTGTCAAAAGACAATGATTTTTACACAGTTGGAAATACTGATGGTAAACATTTTAGAAATACTAGATTAGGTGAATATGCAATATCAATTGATGGTTTCATTATATCAGACAACAGTGGCATGACTGTATCAGAAACTAAAGATGAATTAGTTAAAATTATCAATTCAGACGAACCAAAACGACTTATATTGGACCAAATGCCAGATAGATATTTTAACGCAATATTTACAGGGACAGAAGAGTATGACGCTACAGACACAAAGTACACACCTTTTACATTAACCTTTGATGTTCCAGATGCACTTGCCCATCAAGTTGAAGCTTCAAACTTTAATAATGTAACAACTAAAAATAGTAATATGGTATTAGATTCAAATTTTGAACGCAAAGACCAATACTATAAACCATGGGCGCAACTTTCACCAGAACAACGCTTTGGTCAAAATGTATTAAGTTGTGACTTCACCGCTGGCATACCAGCTTACTATACAGACAACAGTACACCACACCAAGCATGGTTTTTCTATGACGCATACAATAGACGTATGAACCTAGATTTAGAGGTAGGTCAAACAGTTGGCTTTCAAGCTAATGTGCGTATCAACGTAGTAGATAATGAAGTAAGACCAGATAAAACAGCAGAGCTAATTTTAATTGAATGGGCAGACAATCCAATTAGAAAAACATATACACATGTTATACAAATGCCTAACGAAGTAAAAGATTGGACACTGTACTTCAAAACAATAACTATCAAAAGTCCTGAAACAACTGGATTATCAATGAACTTTGGTTTGTATGGTGACCATGTGAGCGGTGATATATGTGAACCAATGTTTGCGCTTGACACTAAGGCACCAATGACTTATCAAAAATCATTAATTGAATTAAGAAAAGAATTAAAAGTTGTAAACAACGGAACATACAAAGCCTACCCACGCTTTTCATTCAAGATGAATGGTGATAATGGCATGGTTGGGTTGGTAAACAAAAATGGTGATATTTTACAATTTGGAAACCCAGAAGAGGTTGACTACACAGAACAGACAAGAACAGAAACAGTGCAGTGGTTAGACTTTTGGGGTCCAAACCTACCAGAGAACATGGTGCAGAACAGTGGTTTCATCAGTATATATCATAATTATCTAGGTAATCCAGATACACCAAACTTAGTTGACGGAACACTGAATATGACAAAAGACGTTGATTCCGTAGTACCAAACTTCACTGGTGAAAAAACAGATGTTTGGCATGGACCAACCGCAGTTGTACCAATAACTGCACCATCTACAAATGATAGAACATCTGCGTTTGTTGCTAATATACGTTTCATTTTTACAAACTATAAAGACAATCCACCAATGGCACATTTAGAGTTTATGATTGGTGATACCGCTGGAAACCCAGTAATCAATACATTATTTAGAGATTCACTATACAGTACAAACCATACAATTATGGAATGTTGGTACATGGGTGAAAAGGTACATGAGTACACATTAGACAAGAAGAAGTTTGGTAATACTAAGCTAGAAATAAATATTGAACGTACTGAAACCTATATAAAATGGCGCTTAGCAAGTATTAAAGGTATTAATAAAAATGATAATGTTATTGTTGGTGACAACTACATTTTCACTTACAATGTTTCTGACAAGTCTAATTTAGACAAGTTTGGCTTCTGGTTTAAGCAGTATAGTAACTTTAGAGCAAACCAAGTAATGGTAACAGACGCCAAACTAAGATGGTTAAATGTTAAGCACATAAAAGATGTACGCAACTATTACAAAGATGGTGACTTAGTAGAATTAGACACTTACTCACGTAATGTATATATCAATGGTGCTATCAATAATGAACTAAACGTTGTTGGTAATCAGTGGGAAGCATTTAGACTTGATGTAGGAGAACATGAAATACTACCTTTCTATTCATCATGGGCGCTACAACCAGAAGTGAATTGCATTTTAGAACAAACATATCTATAAGATACAAAGGGGTTTACACCCCTTTGTTTTTGTGTTATAATGAGTATATAAATATTTAGGAGGTAATAGTATGGACTTTTACATTACAGATAGGACATTTAAGTTACTAGATATTGTATCAACCAGTGGTGGTACTCAATTCAAAGTAACATCAACAGAGGATACAATAAGTTTAGCAACTGCAAGTAGACGCATGAGCCTAGATGTATCATTTACACCAGAAACAAGCGCACTTGCTAAAGATGTATTCAAAGTTGGTAACTATGTTTTGTATAAAGACTTAAATGGTAAACACGAATGGATGACAATTTTAGAATCAACACACAATCCATTGACACAAACACGCAGTATGGAATTAGAAGACGCTTCACTAGACCTTTTAAACCAACATGTTGGTAAACACAAGGAAACAAAACCATTTCCTATAAAATACTATATTGAAATATTTACATCAAGCAGTGGTTTCAAAGTTGGTATAAATGAAATATCTGGACTAACTAGAGCATTAGAATGGGATTCAGGAGCAACAGCATTGGAACGTATTCAATCAGTAGCAACCCAATTTGATAATGCAGAACTTGATTTTAGGTTCACATTTAAAGGTAATGAATTAACAGGTAGATATATTGATATTAAGAAGAAGCGTGGTACAGATGAAGTACACACACTTTATGTTAATAAAGATATTAACTCAATAACCACTAAAGAAGATATTTACCAACTGGTTAATGCAATAAAACCAATTGGTGGTATTCCAGAAGGTAAAGAAGAACCTGTTGACTTAGTTGGTTATAACTGGGTAGACCCTAATGGTCGTTTTTACTTAGATAAGGCAACTGGCTATATTTACGACAAAGAGAATGTTAAGCACTGGTCAAGAACCCACAACGAATCAAACTATTTTCAACAGCAATTAGAGTTTGAAACAACAGCACAAAACAAGTTGCGTGACTATGCAGTTAAACATCTAAAAGATTATGGAAAACCGCTGGTTGCATATGAAGTTGACATTGCCAATATACCTTATAATTTACAAGTTGGTGATTATATTAAGTTAGTAGACGAAAACGAAAAGTTATATCTAAAATCACGTGTTCAAGAATTGAAGTATGATTATACAACAGATAGTGTAGAAGCACAATTAAGCGACTTTGTTGTTTTAGAATCAGGAATTAATGATGATTTAAGGAAGTTAGCTGACCAAATAAATAATAAGGTTAGAAGTATACCACGTGTATTTGTTCAAGAAGAACCACCAGTAAACCCTAAACAGGGTGATATGTGGTGGGTGGTTGATGGGACTGTACCACAACCAACCATAGCTAGGTTAGGTGACTACGAAACACGTGAGGTAAAAGAAAACCCTAAAATAGCTTCTTATAAGGTTTGGGACGATTTAAAAACAGAATGGGTTGAACAGACAATTGACCAAGCTGTTTTAAACATTGAAACATTAAACGCTATCACAATGAACGGTTCTACAATCAATGGTTCTGAATTTTTGAATACATTTAAAGCAACAGTAGCTGGTGAACAATTAGAAGGTGTATCAACAGTTGCTGGCGGTGAAATGGAAATTGAATACAAGAACTTAACAACAAACAGAACAGGTTCAACAAGGTTGTTTTCACAAGGGTTTGACGCACGTGTACTAAATACTGACAGTTCAGTAAACCAATACGCAAGCCTTACACCAGCAGGGTTGTCATTACTAGATGCACAAGGTAACAGTGGTTTCTTAACTGCTGAATTAGTAATGCAATTCGCAAATACAGCTCGCAGATTATACAGTGGAGCATCTTGGGTTGGTGCAAATGATATAATTACACCAACACTTACCATGGATGAAGTTGCAATAGGTTGGTTGTTTATGTGGCAACCCTATAACACATCAACATCAACACCAAGTACTTGGGACTATACGTACTACCTAGTTCCAAAAGCACATGGTACTTACAATAATGGTAAAGGTATTGTAATGCGACTACAAGGTGCTTCAACTGGTGCTGGTGCAAATGATACTATATTCAAATATGTATATGTTAGTAAAACACAGATAAAAGGACGTGCAGAAAATGCACAAGATAATGGTGCTAAATGGGTATTGACAGGTGTATTTTCAGTATAGAAAGGATGTAAAACAATGGAAATTTGGATACCAGATAGAGTAGGTTTCTTAACAGGATATACTACAGAAGCTTATGAGGATTATATCAAATGTGACATTGATATAACAGAAGCAAACTCTATGCAAGGTGGATTGATTGACTTTCATAATTACTATTATGATGGTAAAGAATTGACGAGAAATACAGATAATGATTTCCAAAAGTTTTTAGATGAAGAAGCCAATAAACCACCAGAACCATCTAAGGAAGAAATGGCTGAAAGACTAGCAAAATTAGAAGCATTGCTTGCTGATTTACTATAGTTAAAAACACCTCTTTTTAGAGGTGTTTTTATTTGCGTTTTAATGCATAATCACCTTACTTTGAATCTTAAAAACGCTTAGAATCGTCCTGTGAAGCACACTATTTCCCTTATTTAAATGCTATACTATAATAGTAGCTGAAAGGCGGTGATTATAATAAGATAGGGAGATGTAGGCATGGAAGATAAGGACTTTATGGAAATAAAAGTGCAACTAGCTAGAATTGAATCAAATTTAGAAGGTATTCCAGATTTGAAAAATGAATTAAAGGCAAACAATAATTTATTGAGTGAAACCCATCACCGTTCAATTCAAAATGAGAAAGACATTGCTAGTATAAATGACCGTTTAACTTGGCTAACACGCACAGTATCAGGGGCAATCATTGTTGCTGTTATTGGTGCTATTATAACTATATTATAAGGAGAGTGTTAAAAATGGATTGGAAAACACGTATCAAAAACAAAGCGTTCTGGATTGCTTTAATTCCAGCAGTAATTGTTCTGATTCAAGTTGTGGGAAACGTTTTTGGATTAGACTTATCAAACCTAACTGGTTTGAGCCAACAACTAATTGATGTTGTTAATGCGGTATTCGTTGTGTTAAGTATTTTAGGAGTAGTTATAGACCCAACCACAAAAGGTATTAAAGATAATAAGGAGGACAAATAAGTATGAAGGTAAAAGGTATTTTATTTGGTGCATTAGCAACCATTGGTTTATTTGCTGGAATGCAAACAGCTAACGCATATGAAGTTAATAACGAGTTCAATTTAAGTCCTTGGGAAGGTTCAGGACAGGTTGCAGTACCTAATAAGATTATCTTACATGAAACTGCTAATGAACGTGCCACAGGAAGAAATGAAGCAACGTACATGAAAAATAACTGGTTTAACGCACATACAACAGCTATCGTTGGTGATGGTGGTATTGTTTATAAGATTGCACCAGAAGGTAACATCTCATGGGGGGCTGGTAACGCAAACCCCTACGCACCTATTCAAATTGAGTTGCAACATACACATGATAAGGAATTGTTCAAAAAGAACTATAAAGCATACATTGATTATACAAGGGACATGGGTAAAAAGTTTGGTATTCCTATGACACTTGACCAAGGTTCTTCTGTTTGGGAAAAAGGTGTTATCTCTCATAAATGGGTATCAGATTATGTATGGGGTGACCACACAGACCCATATGGTTACTTAGCAGAAATGGGAATCAGTAAAGCACAACTTGCTAAAGACTTAGCAAATGGCGTTCAGGGTGATTCTAAGCCGTCAAACCCAGCAACACCTAACAAACCATCTAAACCAAGTGTAACACCTCAAAAACAACGTTTTAACTATAGAGTTGATGGGTTGGAATATGTAAACGGAATGTGGCAAATCTATAACGAACATTTAGGTAAAATTGACTTTAATTGGACTGATAACGGTATTCCAGTTAGTGTTGTTGATAAAGTAAACCCAGCTACTGGGCAACCAACCAAAGACCAAGTTCTTTCTGTAGGTGATTACTTCAATTTCCAAGTTAATTCTGTAGGTGTAGTGCAAGAGCAAACACCTTACGGTGGTTATACATTATCTCATGTACAGTTACCAGAAGAGTTCATTTGGTTATTCACTGAAAACAAAAACACTTTATTATATCAATAAAACAAAAAGACACCCTATATTGGGTGTCTTTATTTGCGTTTTAATGGATAATCACCTTACTTTGAATCTGAAACGTGCTTAGAATGCTCCTATGAAACAATGGTTTCCAAGATATTTGGTGCATATCCACCAATTACAACAGGTTCATCATCAACAATGTTTTTAAATACAACAGGTAGTGAACGGTATCCTTTTTCCATTAAATACTCTAACGCTTCTGGTTCTTCATCAACATTGTGTTCTTTATAATTAACTCCTAACTCTTGTAATTTTCGTTTTGTCATTTTGCAAGGCATGCAATTGTTTTTAGTATATACTGTAATCATTTAATTAACTCCTTTACATAAATATTTTTAGGTTCTTGTTCAATATAATAAGCTTCACCACTGTTTAAGGCATCAACTAATCGTTGCGCAAATGGTTTCAATTCACCTTTGTATTTAGTTCTTATTGCTTTATCATGATAGATTTTATCACCATATTTTATAACTTTAGTTTTAGTTGTCTTTCCTACTAACGTGAAGTTTGTTGCTTTATAAATGATACCTTCATGACCATGGTTAGGGTCTGCATAACTTACAATAGTTTTTACAGTTGTATTCTTACGTAACCACTTCAATGTTTTACCAATGAAGTACGATTCTGCATTACGCTTAGTATCATCAATCAAGCACAATCTACGTAGCTCTAAAACATCCTCTTTGTTTTCACCATACTTTTTCCACACATTAGCCATACCAAGTCCACCATATATCATGGCACCAATTAATTCATCACCACAATATAGACCAAAACAGTATGATGATTGTAGACCATTTATAGAGTGTGTATAATGCCATTCTTCAATAAAATTCCGAATTACATTTCGTGCTACTGGTAAAACAGTATATTCCTTTACACTTTTAACTTCAAGTGGGTTCATTTAAATTCCTCCTAATAGTTGATAGGTAAAGTATAACACCTTACCTATCTTTTGTCAACACTTTAATCAATATAATTTTTTACTTCAACTGGTTTGAATCCTTGTAATTCTCGTTCATGATGGGCTTGTTCAATACGTTCTTTCCAATTTTCACCAAACCATAGTTCAAGCGTATCTTCTACTTGGTCAATATAGTATTGTTTGTCAACTTCATCAATTGTAATACCTTCGCCAATCGCTTCATTACTGATTGTGTAGTACTCTGGTGTGTTTGCCAATCCTTTTGTATATGAAATGTTATCTTTAAATTCATCAGCTTCAATATCTAATAATTGACCTTCTTTGACCTTAAACAATTCTACTGCATTAGTTTTGTCTTTTACTGCGAATACACGGTTAACCTTTTGTGCGTTGAACTCAATACCTTCACTATCACGTGCAACCGTTCTATCAAAGGTCCAGCCTGTTTTAGTAATAATTTGAAACTGTCTTAGTTCATTACATTCATTGATAAACTCTTTATAATCTTTACCAGCCACTAGATAATTAATGAACGCATTAGATACAATCGCTTTTGACACTTTCATACCACCTGTTAAGCCAATAGCACCTTTTACCTTTACTTTTCCATTTGGTTGTACTGCAATATAGTTATTTACATCTTTTTGCCAAATTTCACGGAACATGTCTTTATCTAGTGTAAGTCCAATCTTGTTAGCAAATTCATCTAATGCTTCATCAATAGCTTTGTCATCTGCTTCGCTGTTTGGAATATACGCGTGTGCGTCCGTATTTGATTGAATAAACTGTGCTTTACCTTTAATTAATTCATACATGTTTGTCATAATCAATTGACCAGTTGCACAAACTAAGAACTGGTTTCTTGGGTCATATAGTCCATTAAATTCAGCACCAGATGCACCAAACTTAGTGTTAAGTGGTAACTTGATACCGTTAATCATTACCCAAGTTGGTACTTCTACACCATTAATATCAGCTGTTTCTTCACCTGAATACTTAGCATCCATACGTTGTTTAAGTAAGTCACTATAGCGGTGAAGTTTATCTTTTGGAATATTTCTTGATAGTAGATTGAACTGAACCATTGTATTTGGATATAGTGAACCCCAGTCACGCATTGGGAACAATCCAATATGAATATAGCTAGGTACTGCACCATGCACACCACCACTACCAAATACCATTTCATAGCCATCTTCTGTAGTGTAGTTTAGTGACACATTTAGTTTACCCTTTTCATTTAGTTCAAACTCATGATTCAAGTAAGCTTCTGCAATCTCTTTTGTATTAATGTTTAATCGTTTATCTAACTCTAATGGGTCTGTCAAGTCTGGTCTAACTTCTTGTTTAGTTGCACCAAGTAATTTAGCTGTCAAGTTAGCATTGGTTTGTAATAGGTCTGTCTTATCCATGTCAAACATTAAAGCAATAGTTGCTTTAGCTAACAACATACTAATGTTTTGTTCAAAACGTTTTTCAGTAGCTAATACATCATTCATACAGTATGCAACATTTTTCTCTTTTTCTTCATCTGTCAAAGGTCTATCCATGTCAAAATCTACTTCTGTTTCTTTAATGTTGATACCTAAGAATGCTGAATGTTCTTTTAAGCTAAAACCTTTGTTATCTTGGTATAGGTCCATTCCAAACAATGGTGTTTTATGACTATCAAACATCTTGTAAACTAGACCCCTATTATCTGATTCAATGATTGTTTTAGACATTTGATAAGCGTTTTTGCCTTGTAAATAGCCACGCATTACATTGTTATCATATGACGCATTGTTATACCCAATAAACATTGAATCACGGTATTCAAGGTAAAACTTGCGTAATTCGTCAAGGTCATTATTAATGATAAACCATTCTTTGGTAAAGTAATCACGAAATACAAATAAACTGTCATGTTTAAAAATCTCAATATCAAATAATAAAATGGTTTGTTTTGTTAATGCTTCACTTGGTTTAAATGGTACATCATTACCACTTGAAATACTTTTAATTACTTTGATTGCTGGGAAACCATTGGAATAGGTTAGGTCAATTAACATTCTATCACCTACCTTGCGGTCTTTCCAATTATCCCAATCCTTTTTACGAAACTTCATAATGTACGCCATAACTTCACGTCCATCATCTAATGAACGTAATTTGATAACTCGCATTTCCTTGCCTTTTGCTGAAAGCTTTTCAGTTGATTCAATAAGTACCACATCATGCCTACCCTTAATCATTGGGTCAAAGCTCTTTGAATTACCTTTTAAATTACTGAATACCTCCAATAATTTTTCAGCTAGTTCTGGTGCCTTTTTAAATTCTGCAATATTTTTCATGTGTTAATTCCTCCAATTTGTTTATACTACTATCTTACTTTATTAATGTGATTCTGTCAAGTGTTTTTGTTGCTAATTTCAACTCACGTTGTAAGAAACCTTCTGTAGCACCATTTGCAAATCTACAGATAAGTTCTACACCATCAATTGGCTTAAATACCTTTGCCAAGATATATACTTTATCACCTTTGTTACCAATACCGTTGTGGTTATCGTTTTTAAGTTCTACATAATTACCTACATTAAATGTGTTTTTCATTGTCATTACCTCCTATATGTATATAATAACAAAACCCCTAACATAAGTCAAGGGTTTTGTTTGTTTATTTTTAGAATGGTAAATCATCAGCTGTAATGTCAATTGAGTGATAAACTTCTTCAACTGGTTTTTGTTCTGGTTGGTCCTCTGGGTCAAGAGGTAATGCTTCTAACCAACCAACGTTGCTTGTTGGGTCTAATTGATTTTTATTAACTGTAACATCAACAACCATTCCAACCGCTTTTTCTGCTGTTTCCCATTCCACACCTACATCTTCAAATACTTCGTTGAATCGCGCTTTTGCTTTTCCAAGTTTAGCCATGTTAGGAATGAACATCTCTTTTTTAGCAACCCATACCCCTGTGTTGAAGTTGAATGCGTAGTGCTTACCTTTATGTTCAATAACTACTGAACGTCCTTTAGGTGAATCTTGAATTGCAACAATAGGTGCTTTCTTAATACGTTTTAAGCTAACCAGTGGTTTCTCAATTTTGATAAAACCGGAGCCTTCTGTGAAGTACGCTTTACCTGTTTGTTCATCAACGTATAACTCAATAGTATTATCTTCTTCAAATGAACCACCAGCAACTTCTAGTGCTTCATTATATTTTTTCATTGCTTCTTCTGAATCTTCCCATTCGCCAGCTTCTTTATTGAATTGTTGTTTGTACGCTACTGCATCAAACATTGCTGAATAATCCTCTTTTGCAACTTGTAACTTAGTTGAAATTTCTGAATCCTCTACACTCACGATAACTAATTTTTGTAATTCTGACATAATAAAATTCCTCCAATAATTTGTTTTTATTTTTACTACTTAAATAGTATAACATAGTTTCCCTAACTTGTGTACCTTATTTTCCAAATAAAATATATTTCTTTTTGCAATTTAGAAATACATTTACTGGTTCCAATCCACCACCTTCGTATACACTTCCTTTTATAATAGTTTCATCATCATTTGAAACCATGTTGAAGTCATAGAACTGATAACCTACACCATCAATCCACACTTGTTGACTAAAACTTGTCACACCAACTACCAATTCTACATCACGCTTACCGTTTAAGTCATGTAATTTCCAATCAAATAAACCCATTTACATTTCCTCCCATTCAATACCTAATTTTTTAAGTTTGGCTAAATCTGCTGTCTTAACCTTAATACAAGTATAACTCACTTCAACTGGTTTGTCAACAACTTTATCTTCATTTCCTGTTAAAATTACAATTTCAGGAACTTTCGTTTCTCTTACTCGTTGTTGTTCAGCTTCCAGTCGTTCACGTTCTGACTTCATTTCTTTAAATTCTTCAATAGCTTCATTCATATTGAAACCATTTCTTGAATATGCAATAAGTATTGCCATGCGGTCATCTTTGTCTGTTACCTGTTCTTTCAAGTCTGAATAGTCTTGTTTAAACAGTTCAAAATACATTACAACCGCTTGTGTGATTGTCTTTTGTGAGGTTGCTTTATTAGTTACTAAACTTCTGTTTTTTGCAATGAACTTATCAAAAGATAGCCATTGTGGCGCATTATATGAAGCTTGGTACTTATTGAAAAGTTCTTCAATTTGTAATGTACGTTCTTTTTGTTCTTGCTCGTTGAACGTTTTAATTTGTACATTAACATGTTCTATACCTTCCTTCAATACATCTTTTAATGTCTGAATCTTCTGGTTCAATTCGTCATAAGGTGTCATGATTTCACTTTTTACCAGTTTGCGTTGTGTGTCTAGTTCTCTAATTCGTTTATTGATTGTAGCTACTAGTTTTTTATTCTCTTTGATTGTTTCTTCTGTAACTTCTTGCTCTTTCATTTTATCAGCCAACCTCTGCGCGTCATCTAGTATTTTTTCATAGTCTGCAAATTCGATTGACTGAACACCATTGGTTTTAATTGCAATTTCAAATTCCATTGCGTTCGTCCTCCGCCTTTAATCGTAACCACTTAGCTTTGAAAATCTCGTTAAATGTGAACCCCATTTTAATTAGGTCTGTTCGTTCCTCTAATGTGTTTAATAGGTCATTTACAGTAAAACCATAGTCTAACATTAGTAACATTTTATAACTCATTTGTTCTTGCTTTTTTTCCATTCTTCCACTTCCTCCATTGTCAATCTGTTTTCATCTTTTTTAGTACGTTTGATTAGTCCTTCAAAAGTTGAATATGTTTCGCTTTGGTGTAATGGTACCACAATTGAATCTGGTTTGCAATACTTTTCTGTAAATTCTTTATGTTCAGTTGAAGATAAGTGACGATATGAACCGTTACTAAAAATATCAAAACCAGTGTGTGCTTTTGTTGATTCATAAAATTCAATTACTTGTGGGTCATAGTTAGATTCTAACAGAAAGTAGTCTACTTGTAAAGAGTTTTTATCTAAATACTCCTGATAATCTATTGTAGTGCTTAAATCAGTTGCATATAATAATACTTCACCAGATTCAATATCTTCAATAACTAATCCATGACAGTCAACTAATTCTTCACCAGCACCATGATAGTTCTGGATAGTTGTGAATTTCATTGTACCAATTTGAAACTGAAAGTTATCACTAAAAACAACATCAGCTGGAATTTTTGCTTTTTCAAACATTAAGTTACTTACTTCTTCATTAGCTAAAACTTTAATGTTTGGGAAGTTTTCACGAATCTTCTTATAAACAGCTGGCTTAAAATGGTCACCGTGTCTGTGTGTTACAATTAAGAAATGCACATCATATAAGAATGGCTCAATATACTTGTATGGTTTTCCGAAGTCTACTAAGATACCTAGATTGTTATTAAATATTGATACTGAATTTCCTTTACTACCTGTGTAATGTACGTTCCATTTGAATGTCATTTGCTACCTCCTAATACTGTGATGGTGTATTGCGTTCAGACCATGGGTTGCCTTCTAATTCCCATAACTCTTTGCCAAGTCGTTTAGCAGTATCCCATTTATCTTTGTCAATACATTTATTAATTTCAATAATTAATTTATGACGTTTATCCTCTACTTTTTTGCGCAGTGGGCGTGCTACACGTTGCCTACCTTCTTGAGGGTTAATAGCCCACCCAAGGTTGTTGCAATGTGTATTGTTAACATCACCATCTTTATAATATAGGTAGCCTAGATTATCTTTGTTTAGTACAAATGATTCAGCTACTAAGTTAGCAATAAAAAATTTACGTGTCTTGTTGTGTGAGCCTTCTAATACTACATATGGTTTACCGTTGTCATCATATGAGTTCCAGACTGTTAAACCTGTGTCACGGTCTATTACATATCCCATGTTTGAAACTGCATACTTATCATACGGTTCAAACAAGGGTTCAAATTTTTCAATCATTTAAGTTCCTCCATTAGTCTTTTTAGTTGCTTTTTACTTAATATAATTTCGTCATTGTATTCACTATTTAAATACACAACACAATCACCATCTGGGTATTGTGTTACTTCCAGATATTCTTGTTCACTTAATGAAGAATTACAATACAACATAATCTTTTTATAATCGCCTATATCTCTTTTGAATACTCTTACTAAATCATTTTCCATAGCCATATTACAACCCTCTTTCTTCAATATCTTCAATCAGCCAACTTAGGTAAGTTTTTGCTTTTTTAAGGTCCTCAAGACCGTTTTTGTGTTTATAACGTAATGGATATTTTAGAATATTTCCTTCTAGGAAACCACGGTATTCTTCTTTTGTCATGTTAGCTTTCATTATTTGAATTGGTTGAATACCGTTAACTGTGTAATGAATTTGATTGTCAATCAAATCTGATTCAAAATAAACTTCTACATCAGGTTCAACACCATCACATTTTGAATCTTCAAAATTAACTTCTAATTCAGGAATAACAAAATGGTTTTTAAAAGCACTCTCTGTAGTATATGTGTGCGTTCCGTCATGATATTTGACTTTCCACATACCATCTTGAAGTTTATGTGCTACACCTTTTAAACCGTTGTCTTTGCGTTTTACTACCATTCCATCTTGTAATTTCATAATTAATTCCTCCTAATGTTTTATAATTATAATTGTATCATATTGACGTTTATTTGTCAACACAAAACTTTTATTTTATGATATAATATATTTATAGCAAAGGTGATTCCTCCCACCTTCAACTATCTTAGGTCAACTCGTATGAGTTGGCTTTTTTATTTTGCATATTTTGCGATAAGTTTAAAAACTTCTTGCGCCGTTTCAATATTTTCAAATTTAACAAATCCACTTGCTACATGTTGCATCATTACTGAATAGTTATAATTTGTACTATACATATCACCAAACCCATTTGGGTTGTGCTTTACATCAATAAGCCAACCGTTTGGGAACAATTTTCTAAACATATGCATGTTATTCATCTTTTGCCATTCTCCGTTCTTCTCGTTTTTTAACTGAATCATAGGTGCGTTTCAACTCTGTTCCGTCAAGTGGTGGGTTGCACCCAATTTGGTTTACATATTGTGACCATACCCATACTTCTTCATGTTCTAAGCCTGTAGCGAACAATTTGCCAATCATTTGCGTTATCCAGTTATTTCGTCCTCCTTCATCACTTCCAGCGATAATATCACCTAACAGGTTTGCAGTCCATTTGCGTTCACGTTTTTTGTTTTGCTTTTGAATTGTTTTATCTGTGAAAATATCAAACCATTTCTCTGGTAGGTCTGCAATTGGTGAATTGTCAATCACTTCATATTTTACACCTTCAATTGTTGAACCCCACCCAACAATGTAGCGTCCATGTGTTTGGAAGTCAACACCTTCAAGTTCCTTGTGGTTCTGAATGAATTGCACATCATTATATTTTTCAGGTAGGTTGTAATACAGATGAAGCCCACCACTTGGTGTCATAACTGTTTTAGTGTCTGGTAACTCAATATCATACTTTTCGCAAAACTCTTTGAGGTTATCAGCACCACTAACACCATTATGAGTGTCAATATCAATTACTGCAATACCTGATAACTTACCAGTTAAAATACCATAGTTGCCACCTTCTGCAACCCACTTCTTCACTTCTGCTTTATCTTCACCATTAAACGAGCCAGCAACTAAAGGCGCTTTACCGTTCTTTTTAAGTCTTAATAGTTCCATTGTTTATCCTCCTATGAACATGCTACAATTTTAGCTGTTTCTAAATTATAACTATTTACTTCAATAATAAGTACATCAAGACCATGTGTGTTCTCCATCACTTCCACCATGTAATCTTCTGCTAACTCTTTTGTAGTGAATGATTCTGATTGGTAAGCTAGTGTTTTAGTTTCAAAATCAATAACATTTACAATATACATATTATTTCCTCCTTAAAAGTCTTTACTGATTGTTACTACTTGACCATTGTGGTCAATCTCTTCTGCACCCCATGTGTCTGTGGTATCAATGAATTTAAAAATAAAACATGCACCAAGAAACATAATGAATAGTAAGCAGAACCACGCTTGTATATAATCTTTGTATGTGTTTTTATACCACTTTTGGTTTTTATCTTCTTTAGTAAACATTGTTGTTTCCTCCTTTTATCTTATGTACCTACTATATCCTATGATATAGTAGTTGTCAATACTTATTTTAAAATATTTTCAATATCTTCATTAGTAAAGTCTTTACCATTTGTTACTGTTTCAAAAATCTTTTTCTCCGTTGGTGTTTCAGGTACAATGTGATAATAAAGTGGTTTCTTAGTTTGACCATAACGGTCTGTGCGTGCCTTTGATTGTTCATAGTTAATTGATTCTAAAGGCATTGAATTATAAATTGTCACATTTGCAATAACAAAGTCATTAATACCTGTAGAAGCGGATTTGTAGTGTGCTAACACAATACCGTTGTCTTTGTCTTTGAAATGTTTTAAATCCTTGCTGGCGCCATTATATTGACTATATGGACGCTTTAATTTGTCTAGTAATTGTTTCAACATTTCAAGTTCAACATTGTAATTATAAAAGATAACTACTCGTTCGTTGTTATGTGTTTCTAAAATAGCCTGTAAACGCTCAAACGGTTCTTTACTTACTTGTTTATTGATTCCTAATAAGAAACCATGTGACACACAGCGCATTGCATTAAATAGCTTACTACTATTGTCTAATTCAATCACTTCGCCGTTATCCGCTTTGTACATGCGGTGTTTTTTCAACTTAGCATACATAGCTGGTTTTTTAGTCTTATATACATAATCTTCTGGAAAGTAGTCTTTATCACGTGTGAAACGCACTGCGCATTGGTCAATCATTTGTTTTAATAAATGCTCGTTCTGATAACCTACAATGTCCATAAATCGCATAGAACCCATTTGTCGCATTTGCTTAATAACAAATAGTTGCTCAAACTCTTTTTTAGGCTTGCGGAATACATTTAGCATATATAACTGTGGGTAGTAGTTCTCTAGCTTCCCATTACTAACTGGTGTTGCGGTTAACAGTCTTACATAAGGTGTTTTCTTACATAATTTCATAGCAAACTTAGTTACTTTAGAAGAGCTAACACCTACTTTGTGGGCTTCGTCAATGATAATGAACGTATCTTTATCAACCCATTTCAACAATTCAGTTACACGCCAACTGCTTTCAAATGAGATTGCAACTCGTTTTGATTCAGCTAATAACTCTTTATTTTTCTTTGTACCCTTGTTAAGTGTTGTAATTTCAATATTCATCTTAGCTCCATCTTCTGCAAAGTCTGCAACTTTAGGTGCTAAACAGATAACTAATAACTTACTACAGCCACTTTGCAGGTAGGCACCTAAGGCGGTGAAGGTCTTCCCTGTTCCAGCATCACTTAAATCATATGGTTTTTCTTTCCACTGTTTAATACCTTCTATTTGGGTTGGTAATAATTCAATTTTTCCGATTTTAGTCATATAGTACTTCCACCTTATCATCTGTAATATCTGGTAAATCTGGTTGTTCATATGTGTAATAAATATCGTCAAAACCTTGATACTCTCTATTGTCTAATTGGTCTAAATATTGCAATAAGTCGTATAAATCACCTAAGTTATCTCTTAATAGTAAACCATATCCGCCAGCACATCTAACTTCCTGTAAGTATCTAATTTGTAATGGGTCTGGTTGGTAGTTACCTGTTTTAAGCTCTAAAGCGATATAATAGCCACTATAACACGCTTCAACATCTGCACGACCAACACGGTCATATATGCTTGCTGTGTTAACATTTACTAATGCACCTTTACCTTTCAAATAGTCTACTACTTCTCTACTAAATTTAGATTCCTTTCCCATAGTTTGAACCACCTTTTTTATTACCTTGTAACATATTTGTTATAAGTTCAATACCTTCTTCTACGTCAATTCCTTGTTGGCTGAATAGTCCTAACATTGCTAACGTACCATATGTTAAATATTTTTCCATCTCTTCCTGTTTAATACCTTTGGTTCTGAAATTATTTTCCATTTCAATTAAAATATTATCAATTGCAATAATCCGTTCTGTTTTCATTTTTTTATTCTTCCTCTCCAATTACTAATTCAATTGCGCCCCACGATTCATTGTAACTGATATTTAATACTTTTGTCAACTCGTCATACTTTCTAAATAATCGTTCCACTGACTTATCACTTGTTGTGTCAATTACTAGTGCAGTCAAACCATTTGATTCTTTCACTACTAAAAAATGGCTATCAATCACTTCATATGCTTGTAATAAATTCATTTTAGTTATCCTCCTTGAATGTTTGAGTTGCTAAGAACGTTAATACGAATGATATAGACCATGCTATCATTACAGCATCCCTTGAACCTGTGAATACGATTGTAAAGATACCTACTAAAAATGCCACCAATACAGCTATTAAAACTTCTAAATTTTCATTCATCTTATTTTTCCTCCAATTTTTTAATTTTTTCATCTAGTTGTTTGATTAACTCTTTATTATCTAATGTTTTTGTGATACTTGAAACATCAATTCCTGATACTACTTTGTACTCCAAGATAATATCTTGTTGACGTTCGTTCAATTCTTTGTATAAGTGTAATTCCTGTTTAGCTTCATTCAATTTCTGCTTGTTTAAGTTGTTTGCCAACATTGCTGTACTTCCTGAAAAACTCAATCCTACTGCCAATCCAATGATTAATCCTTTATGTTTCATTTATTTATTCCTCCTAATTGATTATATACTTAGTATAAATGATTGTCTTTATTTTGTCAAGTGTTTTGGTAAATTAATTTTTAAATTTTTGTCATATCTCCTTGGGTCAAGTGTCTTGTGAACGTCATCTACTTTGTTTAGATAGCTTGTAATTACTTTACCACTTATTAGTGACACCACAATACACTGTACTTCTTTGTTTTTTGAATAGTGTGAACGTAGTAAAATGCGCTTGTCTGCTCCTGTTTCGTTGTACTCTACAATTGTACTATTTAACATGGTTTTCATTGTCATTTCATATGAAAATTTAGTTTCACCATTTCTTATTTTATCTTGTAAGTGAAAACCTATCTTGATGCCACGTTTTAGCCATAAATCTTTTACACGTTCTCTAGCGTTATATACTTGTTCAACTTCCTTGTGTGTAAAGTGTGAAGCGTGTTTCTTTACTTGTCCTTGCGTTTTCTTTACTGTTCCAATTTGAAAGTCCATTTCATATCCTCCCTTTAACTTATGTACTAAGTATATCAGTTGGGGTTGAACTTGTCAACCCCAACTGATTTTTATTTTAAATTTTCTAATACTGTTTCAGTTAGTAAAATCACATCTAACATTTTTTCTAGTCTATCGTTTAGTTCATGTCCTAGTTCTTTGTTTCCGTTGTCGTATGCTTCAATCATTTGCGCTTTTAACTCGTCATATCTTTTATTTAGTCTTTCTAATTTAGCTTCATATCTTTGTTTTGTTGTCATGTTTGTTTCCTCCTCTTAACTTATGAATTAAGTATATCATGCGAAAAAAAGAAAGTCAACTGTTTTAGTCAACTTTCTTTAAATTATTTTTAAAAAATATTATCTGTTTCAGTAAAGTTGTTGCCCCATTTGATATTGGTTAGCACATACTGTGGTTTTCCGTTAACTCGTTTTTTAACTCTGTTTAATACAATATTCTGCGATTTACGTTGTAACTCTGGCACAAACTTGCGAGCTGAAACGGTCATTAGTCCTTCATTAAGTAACATATCGTTATATGCTTCTAATAATTCGTTTGTTGGGATAAATGAGTTTTCATCTTCCACGAACTCAATTTCGTTCATGTCAATAAAGTTTGCCATTGTGTCATTTCCTTGGATAAAGGCATCACGCAATTTATTTGCATTATCACTGGTCCAGAAGTGTCCTTTGGTTTCTCCATTTAGTCCAAATAGTACATTTCTATATTGTTGTAAACAGTAGCTTATAAACTCTGATTTTTCTTCATATGTGAAATTCTTTGAACGTTCCAGCCACATTGAATCTGTGGGGTTATCTCTTCCCATTGTCTTGTTAAATGGTAGTGTGATAATACGACGTAAGAAACCATGTGATGTGTCTGAAAACGTAGGCATGTTATTAGTTGTGAAAATCATTAGTGCGTAGTTCGTAAATGTGAACTTGTTAATACCTTTGTACTCTGCACTCATAACGTCATTACCTGATAATGTTTTCAGTGTACCTGTTTGTTTAATATGCTGTGCTGGCATATCTGTTTCAATATTCACCATTTTACCAAATAATTGAGAGCTTGCGAATTTGTCATTATTACCTGACAAGCTAGCTAGTGTTGCATGACTTGTATTTGATTTTCCTACTAGTTCCTCAATAAATGCCATAACGTGTGATTTACCGTTACTACCTTCACCAGTTGCGAATACCATTGCTTGTGGGTCTTGGTTGCGGTAGAAAATACGTCCAATCAATTGGAAAAGTGTTTTTGCGTCCTCTTCTAAAATATACTCAATCCATTCAGCAACGATATTGTGTTTAGGATTCTCAATATAATCATATTCAATTCTTGTTGTTTGGTAGTCCTCTTTCACAGTTGGTTTTAATGTGTCCTCTTTAAAGCGGTATGTTCCATTTTTAAAGGCTATTTTGTTTGGGTCCATTTTGTCATTAAACGGTAAGTTAGCACCAGAAGCAAGTGCATTTTTTGCCATTCTTTGGACTGCATTTCTAAATTGGTTAGCCACCTTTGCATTTTCTGCATAATGTGGTGTATAAACCATCATAAACTCATTGTAAAGCTTTTGCCATAAACGAGCTTCTAAGTTGTCCTCTGATACCTCATAGATTTTTGTGTCATGATTATAAACCACTGGTAAACCAATTGTGGAACTTGCATGCACTGGTAATACCTTAGCCATGTGAACTGCCAAGGCTTCTGCGTTTAAACCGTCATAACTTGGTTCTGGTCGTTGTGGTTCTGCATTCTTAGCCGCATCTCCATTTTTGAAGTCAACTTCCCACTCTTTGTGGTCCTTCTCATATTCTGACAATGCCTTGATATATTGCTTGCTTGGTGTCAAAGTCTTTTCAAGCGTGCTGATAAAGCTTAATTCAATTGGTTGGTCATATTCTACTTTTTGTAATTCATTTACCATTGTTATTCCTCCTAATATCTTATGACATTAATATACCATCTAAAAAAGAGAAAGTCAACTGTTTTATTTAACTTTCTCCCTTATCATAACATATTTAATTTAGATAATGTTTCTCAAATAGGTATATACCAATAGCAATCATGATAGTTAGTAATGCACCTAATCCAAGTACAACCCATGCTATTGGTTTCAATGTCATTAGTATTGAAATTACAATCATTGCTGAAATCACTATTCCACTTGCTGTCCCTACCAATACAAGTGCCACTAATAATACATCTAATTTACTCATTTTTCCACCTCATCTAGTTTTTTTAATAAACGTTTTTCATTCCATACATTTACAATATCACCAATATACTTAAGGTTGTATAAGGCTCTAAATTTATATACTAATGTGTTTTGAACATCTTTATATTCATATTGATACATTAGTGGTACATTATTTTTTAATACAACTGTTACTGTAGCCCCATTATATGGTTCTTCAAATTCATAGTAACGTTCTGTGTACATGTCTACTCTCATTTTGTTTCCTCCTTATGAAATTTATAAACATCATGTAATCGTTCACGTAATTCACTTGATTGTTCCATAGTAATAACATCACTCATGCTAAGTCCCAAAATTACACCTTGGATAAATTTCATACCAGCGTGGTTGTGTTCTGCGTTTTCGTCATACCCTTCAATCATTTCTAACACTTGTTCAATTGCGCTAATATTACTCATTCTACTCATTTTGTTTCCTCCTCAAATGTGATATATAAATCATAAACTTCTCCTAAGTAATCATCTTTAATTAATTCAACCTTAAATGACTTAACTTTACAATCAAAGTATTCTTGTAACTCTTTGTTGTCCGTGTGTACATCTGCTGTTTTTACAATGTCAACTCCTTTGAATATATAACATGTGTCAATATCATTTTCAATTGAATATAGTAATTCTTCTACTCTCATTTTGTTTCCTCCTCAAATTGTTGTTTCTGTTCTTTGGTTGCTTTTGTGTCACACATGGTGGCTTGCTTGTGTATCCATGTTTTATAAACCATGTGTATCTCATTGTCTAATAATGTGATAAAATAACCACGTGTGTCTATCTGGTCAATTCTGTAGATATTTAGACCATCAGTTGACGCCCAAATTGAACCTATAACCTTTACTGAATCACTCACTATGCGTCCTCCAATACATATAAGATTGAATCAAGTGGAATGGTGATAAATGTGGGTTGCATTTCGCCATCAATTTCAATTGCTTCTGGTTTTTCCAATTTCAATAGTTTTTCATCATTTTCAACCGCTTGCTCATACATTACAAGAATTGGTTCTTCTGTACATAAGTTGAAAAGTTCATTATTTGTTAAGCAAATATAATAATTCGTTTTGGTTGTCATTATTTTAACCTCCCACATTTTTTGCATTTTTCATGTGCGCCTAAATTATATGATTTGTAAATGCCAAATGGTTCGTAATCATGTATACAAAAGTTTTCACGTAATACCTCTTTACACCATAATATAAAATTTCCTATCATTGTTGTTCCTCCACTCGTATAATTTCAATTTGTTCTGGTCTAAAACCTGATTCATCTAAAATTTTCATAGCTGCACTAGCATGACTATTCGCAGTTACATGTCTTACCTCCACAAGTGTATCGTATCTTGTGCGCCATAAAACTTCATATTCTTTCATTCTTATTCCTCCTAGTCCTCAATATACTTGATAATGTTGTAAGTACCCCAGATTCCAATTGTTACAAATACTAAACCAAATACTGCCATGTTAGTTCCCTCCTTAGTTATCTTATACACCTACTATACCATCAGATATAGTAGGTGTCAAGTGTTTTATTCAAATTCTTTGATACTTTCAATAAGGTTGTTAAGTTTGCGTGCCTTTTTGCTTAAGTTAATTGCCTGTTGCTCCAAGCGGTCACGCTTTTTGAATAAGTGTTCTGCTTCCGTTGTTAGTGAGTCAATTTTAGCTTGTACACTAGACTTCAAGTCTATAGTTGTTTTAAAAGTTGGTGTTTCTTCTTTTTCAACTAATTCATATTGTCTTTCTGAAATGAAATAGTATGGATATTCATCATTTAAATAAATATAGCAATTATCAGTTAAAGGACTCTTATATTCTACAATTTTATATGTTTTACCAATTTCTAAACCAAGTCTTTTGTCAATGTTATGTGGTCCTAAATATTTTGTAATTTTAGCATATTTTGTCATTTCTTTTTCCTCCAATTCATTAATTCGTTGTTCATATTGTAAAACAATTTTGTCAACTTTTTCTAGTTCTGATTTTGTTTTAATAAAGTTTTGAAACCATTCTTTGTATTTTTCCTTATATGTGTCACGTTCAAGTTTTAGGTTGTTTATATCTCTATTCTTTTCTATCTTAATCTCTCTAATCATTTCTCTTAACTCGTTTATCTCCTCGTATGCTCTGTCAAGGTTGTTTGCGTGGTGAATACATCTTCCTTGCCATGTATCCCTATCATCTACTAACTCATTGTAGTTCTTAATCAATAAATCATGCTTTTTCTTTGATACTAACATTTTATATCCTCCCTTTAATTTATATATTTAGTATATCAGTTGGGGCTGAACTTGTCAACCCCTTTTCTGATTTTTATTAAATTAATTCAGCTGTTTTGTATGATTCACCATTAAGATACATGTAAATGTCATTACCTAATTGAATCACTTCTAATTTGTTACCTAACATTTCTTGTAATTTCACTTCTGCATTGATTTGTTCTTTTGTCATTTTTAATTCCTCCAATTTGTTTGTTGTTATCTTATGTACCTACTATAACATGTGCTATAGTAGGTGTCAACACTTTTGTTCAAAAAGTTTTAAAGAATTTCAATATATAGATATGAAGCTGGTGTTGTTGAAATATTCATTACCTCACGTTCAAGGTGTGGTTCAACTTTTTCATATTCTCGTTTATATTGTAGTTCTTTTGATTCTGTGAAAGTGCAAATCTCTTCTTCTGTACCATGTTCTACTAATACTACCGTTTTACCATATTCAACAAACATTAGTAATTGTCCTAGTGTAATCATTATTCTTCCTCCCATTCAATTTGTTTGATTGATACTAAACCAAGTGTTGTGAAATACTTGTATTCTTCGTCCCACTCTCTAAACTGTGTTAAAAGCGGTTTTCCACTACTATATGACTCTATTTGCTCACAATTACGTTCTTCAATTTGTTCTTCAATTTGTTCTTCAATTTTATCTACCATTTCATGATAATACTTGAGCGCACTCTCATATGAACTGAACCCTCTCATTGCTGGCACTTTATAATCAACTTTTACTAACCATGCGGTTTTCATTCTACACGCCCCCAAAGTTCTTTAATAGTTTCAATCATTAAATCTTGTTCAAGTTCAACTTCTTTACATACATGAATTAAGCCAGCCATTAACATGTAAATCACTTCCCCTTCATCTGCTTTTTTAATATTAATATCTAAGTCTTTGTTTTCATCAAGTGTTAGTAATACTTTGTTTGTCATTACTCATTACCTCCTTTAAATAGTTCATCATATAATTCTTGGATTGCTTCACGTTTCACTTTTAACATTGCAATTTGTGCTGATATTACATTACTTGGCTTTCCTATCAAATGTCCTGACAAATGACCAATATCCATATTGTATTGAATAAGTGTTCGTTGAAATGTTTTTCTAATCTTAGTGAGTTCATCAATGTTGACAATCTTAAAATTTGAATCCCAAAATTGATTTAGGTTGTGTTCTAAGTCAAATGGTGTTGTTCCGTATTCTAATATGTCACCTTCATCACATTTAATATAGAAACCTGTTTCATTCTTTAGAATGTCATACTCTTTACCTTCTGTGTAAAATGGTTCTTGTGGGTGGCTACTTGTGCATTTCATTTTTAAATCTTTGTATTCTGTCATTTTAGGTCCTCCTTAATTCTAATTAGTGTTACAAAATCATCTAAGCTAATATTTAGCTCTTCCTGATTATTATAAATGTAATCAACAGCTTTGTCAAGTAAAATCTGTACCTTTTCTTTTGGTGTACGTTCTTTCTTTTGTTTTGGTTCTGGTGGGTTGCATACTGTAAAATGTGAATGCCAAAAGTCATTTAAGTCTCTTACTAGTCCGTCAATTACTGGTATATCGTCAATATGTCTATATGGTACATTACGTCCTGAATCATCTTTAATGTAATACATACCAGTAGTTGCGCTTTCGCAATAAATAGTATATGTTCTCCCTAATGTGAATGGTTCGCCTTCTGCTACGTATGAGCATTTAATTTTTAGTGTCATTTTGTTTCCTCCTTAATTACTAGTTTGATATGTTTGTTACTTATAATATACATACCAATTACTTCATTGTCAAGATATTTGACCAATGTTTTATAGGATGGTACATATTCAATGTATCGTCCACGTGATTCCATTTCAAAAGTTAGTGGCGCTTTTGTTGCTAAAACCAGTGTGATTTTTAGGTCATTGCTGATAATGTTAATCATATCTCTTAATTTCATATTGTTTCCTCCTTAAATATATGACTTATTATATAGTAGTTCTTTCATTTCGTCAAGTGATTCGTAAATAAATCTTTCTTCATCTGGTGAGAATAACACACTTGTTGTATAACGACCATATGTGCAACTTACTGCCACCTCATTATATTCTTCATCATACCACATAGTAAAATGATAATCCTTACCGTTGAAGCGTGTTCCTTTTTCCGTCCATGTGTATTGCATTTTGTGTCCTCCTTATAATGTTGGTTTGATATAAATGTTTGTTAATACCTTTTGTTGTTTACCATTTACTAATTTACTTGTTTCTTTTGGCGCTACATTATAATCATGTACTGCAATAGTAAATAACGCATGTGTGAAGTCAAATACTGTGATTCTTTCATTTGTGTTTGACCACTCATTGAAATGTTTACATGTGTCTACAATTGGAATCCATCTTCTGTGGTCTACATTACATATCTTATAATTGTGTTCAGATAGATATTGTCTTACCTCTTCTTTGTTTAATTCAATTTGTTCTAAACTTCTACTTCTTATTTTCTTTTTGTACATGTTAGGTTCTCCTTAATTGTTTATAATTGTTGTTTACATTTACTATACTAAACCATGTTGGTTAATTTGTCAACAGTTTTGTTTAAAGTAATTTAAAAATAATGAAACCAGTTGAAGTGTTCTCTGTTTGTTCTTCATTGAAGAACAGGGTTGAGTCTTAGAGCCACAAGGGATTTAACCAAAGTGTTCTCTGTATGGGGGTCGTTTTACTACTCACCTACCAGACACACCATTCCCTTCTGTATTCATCTCTAGATAGAGTAGAATATATAGAGAACACAGAGAACACTTATAATAAAATAGGCTAAAAACACTGGTTTATCAACGTTTGTAGGTGTTCTTCATTGCGACAATTGGTTACTTCAACAGAGAACACATCAAGAACATCAAGAACACATGAAGAACATTTCATACGGGTTAATGATTAATCTATTCCCTAAAGTACAAATAAGTATGCTATAATATAGAAGTAAAGTAAAAAACAAATAGGAGGAATTAATTATGAATAAAGAAGTAGGAAACATCATTGGGATTGTATTAGCAAGTATCTTGGTACTTGGTTTGTTAGCACTTAACATCTATATCCTATGGGTAATTGTAGGCGTGTTGTTTGCAACAGGTCACACAGTAATTGCATGGTTAGTTATTGTTAACATTGTATTCACCGTACTATTCAACGCAACTAAACGAGGTGATAAGTAATGGAACATGAACTATATAATAAGACAGATAAGCAGTTACTAAAGAGTAACAAGGTGGACCTAGTGGCATACATCAGAACACTTGAGGGTACGCTATCCACATATGTTAACAATGCAGTAGAACCATTAGATAGTGAAGGTAATGTATATGATAGTACACAACCATCTATCACTGAACCAACACCACACCACTTGACATCATATACCTTTAGTGATACAGTAACTAAGAAAGACATATACTCGTTCTAATGTATAAGAAGTGCAAGGTTGCTTTATGTAGAGAATATGTAAAGCAACCAGAGGTCTACTGTGCTAAGCACAAAGGTAACACAGCCACGCAATACAATAAGTATGTGCGAACTAATCCACAGAACAAAAGGTATGCAGAGTTCTACCAGTCAGGTGAATGGAAACGAATGAGACAATACAAGTTAAGTATCAATCCAATGTGTGAAGTATGTGAACGCAATGACCACACCAAGACGCTTGCCACTATCGTCCACCATGTGGAGGAAATACGTACACCAATTGGTTGGGAAAAACGTTTAGATATTAATAATTTAGAATCAATTTGCCAATCCTGTCACAACAAAGAGGACCACGCTCATTCCTTTAAAAATGCAGGTAGGGCTAACCATAAATAATTTTAAGGGGGATAGCGCCAAAACGGTGGGGAG